ACTTTGAACTTAACAGTCCAAAGTATGAACTACACAAAAAATCAATAGCTGATTATAATGAGGCAAGAACTAAAATGAAAGTTTTAGCTGAAACAGTTGTAAGACACCACCAACCACAAGAAGATGTTGACACAATTAGAAGTATGATTGCAAAATATAATCGTAGTGGTGGGGAGTTGTATAATGATAATTGTTTTTTCTTTACTGCACCACCAAGAATGGAAACAGATAGTGAGGGAAGTAAAAGAGAAGTCATTGATGAAAGCCATGTTAAGTTTTCTTTGAACGAAGAATTTGCAAGGTCTTATTATAGAGATGAGATTAAAGCAAAGGGCTTAAACCCAGACTTTCATGTTGCAATCAATAATAACTACGACAAAAGAAGTCCAAGCTATTACACTATGGAAAGTCAAGTTAATAAATTTCTAGGCTTTGAAACAAGTAGCAACAATAATAAAACTGAATTGTCATTAAGAGATGAGTGGGCAAAAGATTTCCAACTCACAACAATCGGTTCATCTTATTGTCATAGTAGAATGTTTGCAGTTGACCAAGAAACTTTTGAGATGTTTCAAATGTATAATACTTTGAGAGATAATGTTAAATTAACTCACGAACAATTATATAGTCATGTAAATGGTAAAATGCAAAAACTTACATTGGGTTTAAAATCTTACAGATACTTTGACCAAGCTAAATCACTAGCTGACAAATTAGGTGTTGCACTTAATGAGGGCATACTGAATGAGAGTAGCAGTATGGCACTTTCAGTTTATAGTCCAGAAAATCTAGCTAGTCTTTTGGAAGATAAGGTAGAGCAAACTAGAGAGGAAAAAATTGCTATTGCAAGGTCAATAATGCAACAAGCAACAGTAAATTAAACAGTTGACAATGGGGAGAATATAGGATATTCTCCCCTTAATAACATACAGGAGAAATAACATGGAACTAAACAAACAATTCACAATAACTTATTATTCTAATAAGGATAAAAAGCACATAACAAGACGTGGTAAATGGACTGACAAATGTAGATATTGGACTAGCAAAATTGGAGATAGTTTAATAACATACTTTGACATGGACAAAGAACAATACAGAACTGCTAAAGGCAGTTGGAAAGTGAGGTTATAATATGGACTACAATTTAGTAATGTATATCGGAGTAGGTTTAATAGTATTTGGCTTTTTAGGTTTCCTATTTTGTGAAATGAAAGAAAGAGAAATAGATAGAAAGATTGCCGAGAATCAACATTTTATTAACGCAATTTTAAAAACACAGGAGAAGAAATAATGGCTGTAGATTTTGAGGCTTTAGATTTAGTAAGAACACAAAACAAAGCTGAGCAATTTGAGAGGCAAAAGATTAAATTCTTAGAAGATAGAATTAAAGTCTTAGAGAACGCAATAGAAAGCCATGCTAAAATATTGGCAAGGTTTCAAATGACCGAGGGAGATAACTCATGAGTAATTTTGTCTGGTGTCATGGTCCAGGGTGCCACAAATCTCACACCCAGGATAGAATAAGAGGTGTCAAGGGTAGCAAGGTTTTAAGAACTAAGAAAGTAAAACAGGACCAATACAATAGTGGAGAACGATTAAGTATGTATTCTTATTTCTGTAGTCAAGGTTGTTACAATGACTTTGCTAATACACATGTAAGAGAGGTCATTGCATTACACCCAAGGACCGAGCCCCTTGAAACACCGATTGAAGTAGTCAAGGAACAGGCAACAGATTGGAGTGGTAATACTTATATGCAAACTAAGATATTAAGTAGTTGACAACAATGGTGGATAGTATAGGATAGGACCATAACAAATACAGGAGAATATATGACAACAAATACAGCATGGTGGAATCTACCAATCGATGAACTAGAACAGATGGCAGATGATAAGGGCAACATTAAACTTGATACAAAGATCAAGGCAACTAACCCTTACTCTAAACAGTCAGTGATGTTAACACCAGAAGAGCACAAGTTATACATCGAGATCAAGGAACATGAGAGAGATGAGGAATACAATCAGATGCAAAAGAAGTTGTCTAAGTTTAGCAGACTAAATGCTAGTGCATTTATGGTACTGTTAGACTAACCGAGTTACATACATGTGTGACCCTGTTGGGTCACACACACAATTATAATTTATATACTCACACACACACAAAAAACATTTAATCAATAGAGGTACCAGACCCGATTGGGTTTGTTTTTGTATCTATATAATCGATACACCTTTACACAAAAAGGGGTCCCACTACTCTGGGTTGTATTGCTTGTTTTAGACAGTTAAGGGTGGTATAATACTTCTCCACTGGTAAAAAGGTGCAAAAAATTATAAAAAATTTTTTATGAAAAAAAATATAGAAATAGATAAGTTACCTTCAGACGTTCGTGCAGACTACAAAAGATTTAAAGTAATGCATGCTGAAAAAAAAATTCAACGAAAAGCAAAAGACGATTTTATGTCTTTTACAAAAGCTGTATGGCCTGAGTTTATTGAAGGCGCGCACCATAGAGTTATTGCTCAAAAATTTAATGACTTAGCTAATAAAAAAATTAATCGATTAATTATTAACATGCCACCTAGGCACACTAAATCTGAGTTTGCCTCATACTTACTTCCAGCATGGATGGTGGGCCGTAATCCAAAATTAAAGATTATTCAAGCAACTCACACAGGCGAATTAGCTGTAAGGTTTGGACGTAAAGCAAAGACCTTGATTGATAGTGAAGAATATTCTAAAATATTTGAAACAAGTTTAAGAGAAGATAGTCAAGCCGCTGGTAGGTGGGAAACAGCACAAGGTGGCGAATATTTTGCAGCTGGTGTCGGCGGTGCAATCACTGGACGGGGTGCTGACTTGCTTATTATTGACGATCCGCACTCGGAGCAAGACGCAATGTCAGCTAATGCGTTTGACAATGCGTACGAATGGTACACATCAGGACCCAGACAAAGACTTCAACCTGGTGGTCAGATAGTACTTGTTATGACGCGTTGGTCAAAAAAAGATTTAACAGGAATATTATTAGACAATCAAAAAAAAGTTAAAGGTGATCAGTGGGAAGTGGTCTCTTTTCCAGCAATCATGGACCACGGAGATAATAAAAAACCTGTTTGGCCACAATATTGGGCATTAAAAGAACTTGAGAGTGTAAAAGCAACACTTCCAGTTGGAAAATGGAACGCACAATGGATGCAAGAGCCAACTTCTGAAGAAGGAGCATTAATAAAACGTGAATGGTGGCAAAAATGGGACAAAGAATTTTTACCAGACGTTACTTACGTCATTCAAAGCTATGATACTGCGTTTTTAAAAAAAGAAACAGCTGATTATAGTGCAATTACTACGTGGGGCATATTTTATCCTGAAGAAGGTGGCAAACCAAATATAATTTTGCTAGATTCACTAAAAGATCGTTTTGAGTTTCCAGAATTACGTCGTGAAGCGTTAGAGCAATATAAATATTGGAATCCTGACATGGTTATCGTTGAACAAAAAGCATCTGGAACTCCATTAACTCACGAACTTAGACAAATGGACATTCCAGTGATGACTTTTACGCCAAGTCGTGGTAATGATAAGCACGTACGAGTAAATTCTTGTGCTCCACTGTTCGAGGCCGGATTAATCTGGGCTCCTGATGAACAGTTTGCAGAAGAAATGATTGAAGAGTGCGCGTCATTTCCATATGGCGATCATGATGACTTAGTTGATAGTATGACTATGGCTATTATGCGATTCAGGCAGGGAGGTTTCCTACCCCATCCAGAAGATTATGAAGATGAAATACAACAACCTAGGAAAAGAGAGTATTATTAAGTATGGTAAACCCTGTAGATATTGGATTAAGAATTGCACAAGCACTAGATAGTATCGGTATAAAAATGGGAAGTTATATCGGTAAAGGTAGTAATATTAAAAAAGCAATGTTTGGTGGTAAACCAACAATGTTTAAACCCAATGCTTTAGAAGCATTACGAGGCACCGGTGGTAACTTTGACGATGCGTTAAAACTTATAGAAAACGAAGCTCAGTTTATAGTAAATGCAACAGACGCTGAGAAAATGGCGTTTTTAAATAATGTAAATGACTACAAACAATTTGGTGGTCCTCTTAAAACAGACGTAGTTGCAAGAACA